CAAAAACGCATGGTGGTCTGCTCGTGCCTACAAACCCGATGACATGCTTGTGGATGCTCAAGACTACTTGGATCTATATGATGAGTCACCTGACTTTGAATACTTTGAGACTGGTATCCCCGAGTTGGATGAGAAGATTCTAGGTATTAACAAGGGCTACTTCACTGTGATCCAAGCTCCGACTGGTGTAGGTAAGACCGAGATCATGAGGTATTTTGAATACCAATGCCTTACTAAAAGCAACTATAAGTTTGCCTTTATGCACCTTGAGGAGTCTAAACTACGGTCTGTCTTGGGTCTTGTGAGTTATGATTTGCAGGACAATCTAACCCTTAAAAAGTTTATTGAGAACAAAGGGCGTGAAGATGACGTGAGGGCTGCTATTGAGAGGCTGACGGAAAGTGAACGTATGATGCAGTTCTCGTTTAGACCTGAAGATGGTTATGAAGACCTGCTAGAGAAGATCAAGTTTCTTAAGGCTGCATTTGACATCGACTTTGTGTTCTTTGAGCCTATTCAGGATTTGGTCAATGGGGAAGACAAGGAGGGTAAACTTGCTGACCTGTCCTCTCGACTGGGAACTATGGCTTCTGAACTGGACGTAGGTATTATTACAATTGCGCACCAGAACCAGAACGGGGACACTATGTATGCTACGATGATTGGTAAGAAGGCTGCATTTGAAATCCTCCTGCAAAGGGATCAAGAGGCTGAAGACCCCCAAGAGAGAAACAGGACTTATGTTCGTGTTGGCCGGAAGAATCGTGTAGGATTGGGGAATGGACCCGCTGGGGCACTTGACTTTGACCACGAATCGTTTACATTGACACCAGTCATGCCACCTACGGCACCCGCCACTCCTAACAGAGAGGACGACTTTTGAGAATCCTAGTAGCTGATACAGAAACAGATGGTCTAGCCTACGACTGTAGTAAACTCCATGTGATGTCATGGACAGAAGACGGGGAGACTTATGAGTCTACCAATGATTACCAAACCATGAGAGAAGTCCATGAGAGTGCCGACCTTCTGGTAATGCACAATGCTGTCGCTCACGACCAAGTGGTTTTCAACAGGCTCCTTGGCATACCGCTAGACTACAAGAAGTATATCGACACTCTTTGGGTCTCTAGGTATCTCTATCCTGACCGTGCTTCACATGGGCTTGATGCTATTGGCAGGGAACATGGGGTTCAGAAACCCAAGGTGGATGACTGGGAGAACCTTAGCTATGAGGAGTATGCTCACAGGTGCGTTGAGGACGTGAAGATTAACTGGCTAGAGTGGAAACGGCAAGAGAAACGCTTAGAGGAGATTTATGAATGAAAATGCTTAATTGTGATAAGGACTGTGAGGTTACTGTTAGAGGGAATCAAGTTATCTTTGAGTCATATCAAATAGATGATTTTTATGGTTGTATTGAATCATTAGTAGTTTTTGACCTACTTAACTTGAAGTCTTTTTTAAGTAATGCAGTCGAGAGTCAAGAGTTATACAATGAACAGTGACATTCTAAGGTTTCTACGGTATCTCAGCTTCAAGGCTGACTCTTTGCGTGAGCAAGAGGCTAACCCCCTGACTCTAGACGTGGGAAAAGCTCAGAAGCACTATGATGAACTGACGGAGGTAATTGAGGAGAAAACTAAAGCACTCGCCAAGGTAATGCCTAAAGTTCCAGACCAGACTAAGAACAAGCCTAAGAACTGCTACAAGCAAGATGGCAGCTACAGTGTCAAGGGTAAGGAATGGTTTGATACACTGAAGTCTCTTAAGCTACCAATGGAAACAGAGGGGCCTGTAGTTGTCACATGGAAGGATGGGAACCCTGCGTCTACCATTCAAGTGAAAGACTGGTTGTTTTCTCTAGGGTGGGAACCTTGCACCTACAAGTACCAGAGGAATAAGGTAACTGGTGAAGAGAAGAAGATACCTCAAGTGCGCTATGTTGCTCAGAGTGATCCTCGTAAGGGAGAACTGACGGATAGTGTCTTGAGGCTTAAGGATAGGGAACCTGCTATTGAGGAGCTTGAGGGCCTTACCGTAGCACAACATCGTAGGGGTATCTTTGAGGCTTTCCTGAGTGAGTATACTATAGACTCTTGGAACGACTACCCACAAGATGGGGACAGCCTAGAGGTAAAAACTGGTAAACTAGTAGCTGGTGCAGCGGGTCTTACGAATACTCTACGTTTGAAGCACAGAAAGCCTATTGTGAACCTACCGGGTGTAGACGCTAAGTGGGGTAAAGAGATTCGAGGGTGTATTGTAGCTCCAAGTGAGAATGAGGTTATGTGTGGTGCTGATGTGAGTTCACTAGAGTCCTGCACTAAACGTCACCTGATGTGGGAATATGACCCCGACTACGTAACTGAAATGTCCAAGGAGGGCTTCGATGAACACCTAGACCTAGCCAAACATGCAAGTAAAATCACCCAAGAGGATATTGATAGGTATGCTAGAGGTGGAGCACCTGAACTAAAACCCCTGCGTAGTAAATTCAAGGCAACCAACTACAGCGCAATCTATGGCGTAGGAACACCTAAGTTGGCTCGTGAGACAGGGATGACACAGAGGGAGGCACAGGAATTGCTCAAGGCTTATTGGGAGCGTAATTGGGCTGTGGAGAAGCTGTCTAAGGACCAATACGTAAAGACCCTTAAGGATGGCTCTATGTGGCTCAAGAACCCTGTCTCTGGGTTTTACTACAGCCTACGCCATGACAAGGACCGTTTCAGCACTCTAAACCAAGGGCTAGGTGTCTATATCTTTGATCTGTGGGTTGCCAACATGCGAAAGCTGGGGGTTCACCCTCAAGCACAGATGCACGATGAGGTTCTTTTTAGTTTGCCTAAAGGCCAAGAGAAACAGACAGAGGAGAAACTACGAGAAGCTATGAAGAAAGTGAATGAAACACTGAAGCTGAATGTGACTGTAGGTATTGATGTAGAGTTTGGAGGGTCCTATGCGAGTGTCCACTAAGGATAAGTTAAAAGTGCTAGACTTGTTTGCAGGTATCGGGATGTTCTCTTATGGCCTAGAAAAGACTAGGTTGTATGAGACTGTTGCTTTCTGTGAGTGGGATAAGTCTTGTCAGGAGGTCCTAAAGAAGCATTGGCCTAATGTCCCTTGTCACAGCGATATAAAAGAGCTTGAGTGGCCTCACGGTGGTATTGACGTAATCACGGGGGGATTCCCCTGCCAAGACATCAGCTACGCTGGTAAAGGTGATGGGATTACTGGAGAACGTTCGGGGCATTGGTCCCACTACGCTCGCTTAATAAATGAAATCAAACCTAAAGGAGTTATCATTGAAAATGTTTCTGCCCTTCGACGTAGAGGATTGGGAGTCGTTCTTTCCGACCTCAACAAGATCGGGTATGATGCGGAATGGCATTGTATCACAGCTAAACACTTTGGTGCCTATCACGAGAGAGACAGACTCTTTATACTTGCCTACAATCGGGGCCTCGGAGGGGAAGGATTTGAGCCGCTTCAGCGTCTTGAAAAAGTTGGACAAGGGTGGGAGAGTAGCAAGGAGGTTGTGCAGCAAATCTTCAGTGACCCCTTCAGACGATCCGATAGTTGGCCTCAACCCTTACTTCGCAGAGTGGATGTTCAGCGTCCCGAGTGGGTGGACCGACTTAAGCAAGTAGGTAATACGGTCTATTGGCCTATCGTTGAGAAACTAGGGTATCATCTTCATAGCAATCTTAGGGTGTGAGTCCCTTTTGCAACACTCAAGGTTTCTTACCTGAAAGTGGAATAATTACCCTAGAAAAAGTACTTATATACCTATAGAGGCGCAAAAGAGAATCACTGTATCTCTACAGACTAACAGAACAGTAGGAGAAACATAAGTGGATAACGATGAATTTTATGATATTACGTTTGGAGACCACCCAAACTACAAAACAGTGGTTGATGAGGAGATCGTGGGCAATTCCCGTTGGTCTCATTATATGGAGATGGTGATTGAAGAAGAGAAAACAGGGAAGTTCTTTCTTCTCAATTGGGAAGTGGGGGCAACGGAATACCAAGACCCTGAGCCCAACTTTGAAATGGTTGAAGTCTTCCCTAAACAAGTTATGACAACAGTTTACACAACGGAGAAGGATTGAGAAAGATGAAAAAGAACGGCCACACCATGACTCTTGATATGGTTCTTGAGTATGCAAAGGTGTTTGATGCAGAAGATCAACCGGGAGACCTCGATCGAGGTAAGGCTGACAGCGACAAGAAGTGGTTGCGGGAGCTTTCTAAGAACCCTGAAGCCAAGGTCAATGCTTACTTCACCAG